TAAAAATAAAAAATGGATTAAAAAGGCTATTAAACGCCCTGGGGCTTTTACAGCTAAAGCTAAAAAACGTGGTATGACTACTAAACAGTTTTCAGCTAAGGTTCTTAAAAATCCTAAGAGATATGACACTAGAACAGTTAAGCAAGCTCAACTTGCTAAGACTTTAAGAAAGATGAAAAAGAAATAATGGATTCAAAAAATATATTTTCAGAGCCAAAGGAATTACAACGTTGGGCTATTCAGTTAGCTAACGCTTGTGGTGGTATGCAAGTTGAAAAGACTATGATTATTAAAAAGACTAATGCAGATAAGATTGCAGCTTTAATGGATAGATTTGTTGCAGACCATAATGAAAATACAATAGCTTTGTTAGAGAAGATGGAAGAAGAATAATGCCATTACCAGACGCATATCAATTAGGACCTAAAGGTAATCAGAAATGTAGTAACTGTGTATATTACGAAAATACAGGCAACTGTACATTATGGAAAGCATTGGTATCAGAGTTTGGTTGGTGTAAAAAATGGAAGGGTGGAAATGCCTCCTAAGAAAAAACCTAAACGTAAACCAATTAATGCAAGTACTAAAAAAACCTTGCAAGCTAAAGCAAAGAAATCAGGTATTTCGTATGGTACACTAGCTACAGTATATAGACGAGGACAAGGTGCTTATTTATCATCAGGTTCTAAGTCTGCTTCTATGGCAGCTTGGGCTATGGGTAGAGTAAATAGCTACATAAGAGGTTCTCGTAAACACGATACTGATTTAAGGAAAAAACGTGCCAAGAAAAAAAAGTAGACGTAAAGTTAAATATGAGAAGGGTGTACCTGCTAAGTATTTACAGAATAAAAAAAATTCTAAGTCATCTGTGGCACGTGAGATTAGAAGTACAGCTAAGGCTTATAAAGAAGGACGGTATATAGATTTGAAAAAAGTACAAAAGTCTAGGGCTGTTAAAAGAAAAAGGAAGGCTGTCTAATGGCACACGATGCACGTAAAAAAGCTATGTTAAAGAAATACGGATTATCAGGTGTTAATAAACCTAAACGTACACCTAAGCATCCTAAAAAGTCACACGTTGTTTTAGCACAAGAAGGTCATAAGATTAAACTAATTAGATTTGGACAACAAGGAGTTAAGGGTGCAGGTAAAAATCCATCGTCTGCTAAACAAAAAGCTAGACGTAAATCTTTTAAAGCAAGGCACGCTAAGAATATTAAAAAGGGGAAGATGTCGGCAGCCTATTGGGCTGATAGAGTCAAATGGTAAATGTAGTATGTGCAGTACCCGACTGTACTAATCTGTTACCTAAAGGTCAAAGAAAATTTTGTTCAGACAAATGTCGTCAGCTTATTGATAAACGTAAATGGAGAGCTAAACAAAATGGTGAAGTTTATATTCTTCCAGAGAAGAAAACTAATATCAATGCTAAGAAACCTAAAAAAGAAACTAAATCGCAAGATGGACGAGCTAGTGCTAGACGTGGGAATGTTTATGACAAGTTCGTACAAGATGGAATTATTCACGAAGTATTACAAGAAAGTATTACTAGAGAAGAAGCAGCTAGCTTACTTAAAGTTAGTAAAGCACAAATTTCTAGGTTTATGGCTGCGTACCAAGAAGATGTTGAGTTAGAAAAAGCACAACAAGATTGGGATGTACCTGATGAAGCTATTGAATCATTAGAGAGTTTTACAGAATTTAGAAACAGATATTTCTTAACAGAAAAAGGAATACCCTTTGAGACTGCACCATTCCATAAGAACTGGATTAAAGCACTAAACAAAGCCATAAATGATGGTGGACAGCAAATGATATTGTCACCACCTAGACACGGTAAAACAGAATTGTTAATTCACTTTACTATATGGCGTATTATGAAAAACCCTAACATAAGAATTATGTGGGTTGGTGGTAATGAAGATATTGCTAAGAACTCTGTGTCATCTGTAATTGATACATTAGAAAGTAATGAAAAACTAAAAGAAGATTTTTGTGGACCAGGTGGTAGTTTTAAACCTAGAACTAGAACTGGTAAATCTTGGTCACAGAATGGTTTTACTGTATCAACAAGAACAGTACACGGTATTAAGTCACCAACAATGATTGGTATTGGTAAAGGTGGTAAGATACTTTCTCGTGACTGTGACTTGATTATTGCAGACGACATTGAGGACCACGCATCTACAGCACAGCCACGTGCAAGACATAATACAAAGAACTGGTGGACTACAACATTAGCATCTCGTAAAGAGGAACATACAGCAATTATTGTTATTGGTTCAAGACAGCACCCTGATGATTTATATTCATCATTGTTAGATAGTGAGGCTTGGGAAACAATAGTAGAAGAAGCACATAACTCTAGTTGTGAGATACCAGAACTAGAAGAAGAAGAACATATTGATTGTATGTTGTGGTCAGGATTTAGAACTTACAAGTGGTTACTATCACGTAAACGTGATGCTATGACTACTGGTGGTTTACAAAGATTTGAAATGGTTTATCAGAACAGACCTGGAGAAGGTGGTGCATCTATATTTAATGTAGAACACATTACACAATGTTTTGATATTAATAAGAACGTAGGAGAGATACCTAAACATTCTTACTTAGTTGCAGGATTAGACCCTGCTGCATCTGGCTATCAAGCTGCATTTTTATGGGCAATACTTGATGATGGTGAAGATGCACTTATACAAATGGTAGATATAGAAAACAATAAGGGTGGAGGTGTAGAAGAAGCATTTCGTGTTATTAAAGAATGGCATAGACAATATCATTTATCACATTGGGTTATTGAAGAAAATAACTTTCAAAAAGCTATTAGACAAGACCCACGTATTAAAGATTATGCTAACAACAATGGAATTGTTCTTGAAGGACACGAGACCTATAAAAATAAATGGGATAGTCACTTTGGAGTAACTTCTTTAGCACCTATGTTTACAGATAAACTAATTGTGTTACCTTACGGTAATACAGAATCAAAAGTAAAATCAGAGATATATAGAAAACAGCTATCGTACTTTTCTGCTAAACGTAAAAACGTTTACAAATCTGACGTAGTAATGGCTAGTTGGTTTCCAATAAAAGTATTAAGGAAGTTGCAAAAAGCAACATATTCTGATATTGGAATTGATTATAAACCTAGCTACGAAGGATTTAATATAGTAGAATGGAACGAAGCACCCTGGAGTTAAATGCTAGTTAAAGATATTTTAGACAGAACAATCGCACTTAAAGAAATGCACGATGAAGCATTACCTGATAGAGCAAGATTTAGAGCAATTATGAATGGTGGAACAGATGGTTTAGCAGCTTTGCTAGGTCCATCAATGCAGAATATGGATGAAGATTTATTACCTGCACCAAACTTATTAGTATCTGCTTTAGATAGGCTTGCACAAAAAATAGGTAGAGTGCCTGCATTAGATGTGCATATCACAAATCCTAGAGATAGTGAACGTAATAAAAAGAAAAAAGATAAGTTAGAAAGAATTGTAACTTCTTATGACCAGTTTAATAGATTAGAAACACAACTACCTCAAGTAGCTAGATGGCTACCAGGTTATGGTTTTGCAGTATGGGTAATAACAAGTAAAGCTGACCCACAAGGTAATCTCTATCCTGTAGCAGAATTACGTGACCCATATTCTACATTTCCAGGTTATCAAGGTGCTAGCCAAATGGCAGAAGAACTTGTAACTATAAGAAGAATACCTGGTGAATATCTTGTGCAAATGTACCCAGAGTTAAAGGGATGGTTTGCAGACCAAGGCAGGAAAACAAATGAACCATATAATTTTACATCTGGTTTGTATGTTAATCCTGGACAAGATGGCTCTTGGGAAAACTCAAACGAATCAGGTGAAGTAGTAGTTGAATACATAAACCCAGAGGGTACATATGTTGTTCACGTTGCTTCCAAAAATATTGTAGACTTTGTTCCAAATCCATTAAAGTCAGGTCCTGCTTTTGTTTGTGCTAAAAGATATTCTTTTGACCAAATACAAGGACAGTTTGACCAAGTAATAGGTTTAATGGCTGCTATGGCAAAAGTAAACATTATGTCAGTTATAGCTATGGAAGATGCTGTATTTACAGAAACAAACATAGTTGGTGAAATTGAAAGTGGACAATACCGTAAAGGTAGAAATGCTATTAACTATTTAGCACCTGGTTCACAAGTAATTAAACCAGTAACTAATTTGCCTTATCAGTTATTTGAATCTGTATCAAGACTTGAAAGACACCTAAGAACTGTTGCAGGATATCCTGTACAAGATGATTCAATATCACCTAACAGTTTCGTAACAGGTAGAGGACTAGAAGAATTACAAGCAGGTATTGGAGCTATGGTAAATGAATATCATAAAGTACTTCAATATGCTATTCAAGATATAGATTACAAAAGATTAGAACTAGATGAACTTGCTTTAAATAAACGTAAACCATTAGTTGGAACATTAAGAGGTTCATCATTTGCAGAGAACTATACACCTGCAACAGATATTGACAGTAACTTCTTAACAAAACGTAAGTACGGTGCTATGGCTACATTTGATGAAGCAAGCAAAGTTATTACAGGTTTACAGTTATACCAAGCAGGTATTATTGATAAAGAAACTATGCAGAGAGAAATGGATGGTTTAGATAATCTACAGAATATTAATGAAAAGATTACTAAAGAAAAAGCTGAAAAAGTTATGTTTGAATCTCTATTAGCTAGAGCAAGTCAAAATGATGCTAAAGCTCAAATGGCATTAGTAGAGATATACAATAATCCAAATAACATTGGAACAATATTAAAGAAATTCTTTACTGCAGAAGAGCCACAACCTAATCAACAAGAAGCAGCTATGGCTCAAATGTTAGGACAAGCAGGTCCACCTCAACCAGGTGGCGCACCTCCAGGTCCACAAGATGTACTAAGTCTTTTACAAGGAGCAGGTTAATGGAAGAAGAAATCAGAATTAACAATGAGTTCCACAAGATTGTTACATCAGAAGATTGGAAGATTAATAAATTAGATGTTGCTGAATTGTATTTGAATGACCAGATACAAGAAGTAGAAGATAATGAGTGGAGTAATATGGATGGCTTAACAATAGTATACGTTCCAGGATATGGAAAATTACAAATGGTATGGATAGAGGACATAAATGACTAGAGGAGTTAAAAAAGGAGCATTTGGATTAGATGCTCAAAGAGGTGAAGGTGCAGCAGAACGTGAAGCTGCTTTAAGAGGAGCGCCATTACTTCCTGAAGATGAAGTAGCAGTAGGTGGTGTAAATGCTATAACACCTGATGTTTTACCTACTACAACACCAGGTCCTACACCAGGACCAGTTTTAGAAGGTAATGCTTTTAGAACTTCAGACAGTCAGGTAAATCCAGTAGATGAGTTACCTGAAGTAGAAGGTTATATGCCAAACAATCCTGCAAACATAGACAGAACAAACGCAATACTTGCAAGCATCAATGACATACTGGGAGGTTCAGAAGAAGCAAGTGCTATGATAATATAAAACTATGGCACTTTACGGATATGAACCACCTGACTTAGAGCTTGCAAACATTGACGAGCAAAGAACTAAAGAAAATCAATATAAAGCTGTCAAGTCACAAATAGAATCTAAACCTGATATAGGTGTAAACCTAGAAGGTATTGTAAATAAATACGGTAATGTTTTAGGTAGAGATATTATGGTAGGTTCTGCATTGTTAGGATTTACTGAAGATTCACCAGAAATATCTGCATTAGTTAAAAGACAAATAGAAATAGAACAAGAAAAATCTAAAAAGTTTGGTGAACAAATACGTGCTATGGGTAGAGGACTTGTTCGTGGTGCTTTTGTTGGATTAGATTCATTTGCTGAAGCATTAATTAAAAGACCATATCAAGCTGCTGCAAGAGCTGCAATAGATGGTGGTATGTCTCCACAATGGGCTAATTTAATATGGATATCAGAATTAATTACTGCAGGTAATGGAGAAAATGTTATTGAGTTTTTATCAGGAGATAAAGAATTTGCTGAAAGATATGATAGAGCTAAAGCACAACTTGGACCTACTGTTGCAACTAGAGCTTTAAAATCGTTAGCTAAAGGTGAGAAAGTAAACTTAGGTGAAGGATATTTTGGAAACTCTACACTTGCTAGAGATACAGCTATATATAAACAAATAGCAGGTACTATCAAAGACCCATCACAATTACAAGCCGTAGAACAAGTTATTCAACAACAATTAGGAACACCTATAACAGAATTAGAACGTGAAGCTGTAGAAGCAAATAAATACAGAGGTCAAACTATTAGCCCTGGTCGTATTATGGCTATGAACTTTGCACAACCAGGAACAGAAAGATATAGACAAGTATCAGGTTTAATTGATGGCGTTGTAACTTTAGGACTTGACCCTGCAAACTTAGTAGGTGCTTGGGTAGGTAAATTGTCTAAAGCAGGTAAAGCATTTACTACTACTGAAAAGATGACAGGTTGGTTAGCTACTAGAGCAACAGGTGCAGATATATACCAAGGTGTTGATTTAATTATTGATGGTAAAAGAGCTTTTAGATATGTAGATGTTGGAGATAATATACTTACAAAACCAACGTATACATTAGATGAATTAGATGCACTAGCTAAAGAAGGTGGTAGAAATACTTACAGATTCTTTACACAAAAAGGACAAACAGTTACTTCAAAAAACAAAGTTAAACCGTTAAAAGGAAAACCTTTTACTTCATTAGGTAAAACAATTTCAAGAGTGCAAGGTGACGATGTTAACCTTACTGTTCTTATAGACAGAGATGCTATAAAGAAAACACTAAGAACAGGACCTGATGGACAAGTAATTTATGGTGGTGGTAGAGCAGGAATAAAAGAAGGTGCAATTAAAGATTATGAAGAGTATGTAGATTTTATTTTAGACCACGAAGCAACTCACGCTTTAGCTTTTAAAGGTGAAGCACCTGCTCATATACAAAGATTACACGATAAATCACATAAGTTGCGAAGAGCTAGACCTGAAGATATGGATGTAGATGCTGTTAGAAAAGCACAAGCTGAATATGAAACAGCTATTAATGCTTACGTAAGTGGATTAAGAATTGGTCGTGTTAAAAACGTAGAGAAAGCTAAAAATGCTTCAGGTTTATCTAAAGTATTAAGACCTTCATTAAATAAAACTAGATTTGAAGAATGGCATAACACTACAGGTAAACAAATATACGAATTTATTTATGACAACGTACAATCAGGTGGAATTAAATATGAAGATTTAATGAAGATACTACCTGACCTAGACCCTGCATCTAAACAAGCAATACTTAAAGCTAACTCTGCTGATACAGTTGGAGATATTATTGCTAAGAATGTTAGGTCAGGAAACATTACAAAGAGATTAGACCCTTATTCATTTACATTTAGAGGACACGTATCAAGAGCAGCAGGACGTGTATTTGGAAAGAATGGAAAAATACTAGATGATGGTGGCAAGATTGACTTTTCAGATATGGGAGATTTCTTAGGAGTAGGAGCTGTTGTATCAAGAAAAGCATCTGATAGTAAGATGTTTAGACTATTTAAAGAGGTATCTCCTTCATATATAACTGCTCACTCTACTGTAAAAGGATTTAGAGAATTAGAAAAACTTGTTGACTCGTTACCATTTAATGCAAACCAAAGAAAAGAACTGTTTGAAAAACTTGGTGATGCAAATGTTAAATTGAACGATATGGCTTTGTCAGGAACTAAAGTATCTAAAGTTCGTATGACTGAAGAATTTTATAATGTATTGTTAGGTTCAGGCGTAGGGAAAGATAAAGGCATACTTGGTGAACTACAGAAACTTATGACTGCTAAAGGTTTTCCTAAAGAATTTTCAGGTGGTATACAAAACTTTATAGCAGAGATTAGAGAGTCAAGAAAATATTGGGTTTCTATTGTAGGGGATGAAGTAGTAGATGTAGGATTTAGTGGTTCTAAATCTGGTAAAGCAGGGCAACAAATTAAAGATGCAACTAAAGCACAGTTAGATATTAATGAAATAGAAAATCTTGCAGCTAAGGGAGACAAAGATGCAATCAAAGAATTTATTTTAAACACTTATGATGGTGACTTAGAGTTTGCACAACCTACTGCACAGTTAATGTCAGAGATGCTTACAGGTAATATTCCGTTACCTGATATGAATGAAACATTTAGAATATTAGGAACATTTAGAAATACACTTTATGAGATGACAGGACTAAATAAACTAGGTCCTAAACGTATAGACTTACCACAGTTATTATCATCAAAGAACTATGGTGATGAACTATCAGAACTAGCTAAAACAGATAAGACGTTTGCAGAGTTTATTTCTAAATGGTCATATCCAACATTGGATAACACAACTGTTCCATCTAGTGTAAAAAATCCTAGAAAATATATTGAGCAAAAACAATTAGATGCTAGAAAAGAATTGCTTGATGAGTTTGAAAAAATAACTGGTAGAAAATTTGAAGGACAGTTTGAACCAATAGTACTAGAAGTATTTGATATGCTTGATGACCCTGCTATGTTACAAGAAGCATTTGGTGCAGGAAACATAGCATCTAATGCAGTTACTAAAAATATTGCAAAGTTATTTTATAAATACGATAAAGAAGGACAGAGACTTACTAACTCTGTTTTATTTAGATTAGCTAACAACGCAGTTACTCAAGTATGGAAACCATTTCAGTTATTAAGATTTGCTTGGACGGTAAGAGTTATATCTGAAGAACAGTTACGTATGTTTGCTGCAGATTTATCAAATATGTGGACACATCCTATATCACACTTAGCTTACGCATTTAACAGAAAAGCATCGACAGATATTTTAGGTAAATCATTTCAAGAATCGTTGTTATTTAAGCAAGGTATGTCAAGAGGTAGTAATGGAATACTTATAAGAAAAGCAAACAGTGTTGATAGATTTTTTGATGTTGTACAAAAAGATAAAGCATTAAGAGATAGTGCATCACGTAGAAGATATGCACAAGGTTGGGCTACAGAGTTACAACAACTAGCAGATGATGATTTAGTTGTAGAAGTAGCAAGAATTATAAGTGGTAAAGGTAAATACAAATTTAGTACATTAGATGAATTAGCAGATGCACTTGTGTATAGAGGTGGGTTTACTGGTACAGATGAAGTTATATCTGATGATTTGTGGAAACAATATCAAGCCTGGGCAGAAGAATCTGATGCTATTACTTTAAATTCACGTAGAGAAATAGTTAAAAGCCAAGATAGAACATTAGAGTTTTTAGAATCACTACAAGCAAGACTTGTAGAAAAAACAGGTGGAGACTTTAAGAAATACATAAAGGTTAAAGGTCAAAAAGTAGAGATACCTAAAGGTACTGTTTATAGAAATGCTAAAGATGAAAATGGTTTACCACTACGTATGTATTACGAAATAACTGAAAATGGTAAATTATCTGACCCGTTAATAGAAGGTATTGCAAAAGGAGAAACACAGTTTGGATATTTAGATGCAGAAGGTAAGTATGTAGAAACATTAAAACTTCCATTAGGTAGAAAAGCTAGTGAAAAACAATATGATGAATTATTAAACGAACTAGAAAGATATGTTGAGATAGGACCTGAAGTAGTAAAAGTATCTCGTAGAATAGACAACAGACCAGGTGTAGGTGCGTCATATAACAATGCTGTTAATGCTTGGTTTGATATATTAATGTCTAAGCCAACAAACTTTTTGTCAAGGTCTCCTGCATTTAAACAATTTTACTGGCAACGTATTGCAGATACAGCATATACATTAAACGCTGAAGCACTAGAAGCTGTACGTAAAAATGCACGTGCTGCAAGAGCTGATAAAAAAATAATAAAGAAATTAGATGATACTATACCAACACAAGGTGGTGTTAACTTTTCTAACATAGACCAATATGATGAAATAGCTAAAGCTGTTGCGTTACAAGATGTACAAGAATTATTGTATGACTTAAATAGACGTTCACAGTTCTCACAAGCTACTGCATTAATATTCCCATTCGCAGAAGTTCACAAAGAAATTGCAACTACTTGGACAAGACTACTTAGAGAAAATCCTACTAAGTTACGTAAGATGTATTTAACTGTAGACTCTGCAAGAGAATCAGACCCTAATAATGATAATGATAGTTTCTTATATACAGACCCATTAACTAATGAAGAAGTGTTTGTTATTCCTGTAGTAGATAAAGTATTAAATAATTACTTTCAAACAGGTCAATTCTTTGGTGGTGAAAATATAACAGATGAATCTACAAGAATGAGAACTGTAGGTTTTGCTTCATCAGCAAACATTGTTGCAGGTGGTTTGATACCAGGAGTTGGTCCTGCTGTACAAATTGGTGCAAAGTATTTAATGCCTAATATGAAAGAAAACTCTGCTATCTATAAAACATTATTTCCTTACGGTATTAATGAAAATGATATTGATTATTTGATACCTTCTTGGTTGAGAAAAGGTGCAGCAGCATTACAAGTAGGTCCTGAATCTTGGCAGACTCAATATACAAATACTGCAAAAGATTTAATGAAAGGCAAAATAGTTGCAGGACATTTAGATTTAAGTAGTGAAGAAAAAGTAAAACAATCACTACAGCTAGTTAAAAGACAAGCAACAGTACTCACATTAATACGAAGTGGTGTTCAAGGTTCATTCTTAACTGGTGGTAGTTTCAGATGGGAGAAAGAAGTTATGCCAGGTGGAGAACTTTATATGAACCCAGAAGAGTTAGTTAATTCAGGATTAGACCCAGATGGTAGATACTTTGCTATGAATGTATGGGCTACAGTGTATTATCAGTTACTAAGAGAGAATGGTGGTGATTCGTTATTAGCTACTCAACAATTCAATAAACTATATGGTTATGACCCTACAGCATTGTTGATATCTAAATCAAAAGAAATTAGAAGAACTCCTTATACAGAACCAGGATTAGCTGCAGCAGATGAACAGTTGTTTAAAGATTTACCAGATGTTGCGTATTACTTTAATCCTGATAGTCCATTAGATGAATTTAGTTATACAGCTTGGGTACAGTCATTTACAGCAGATGCTATAGGTGAAGGTATTGCAAGATATGACTTAGAGATAAATGAATGGGCTGCACTTTATAATATGGCTGCAGGTAGATTGGCTATGGAAAATTTTAGAAGAAACATTAGTACACCAGGTTCAGTTGATTATGTAGC